AGTAAACATCTATGATATCTATTTTTATCACCTTTATTCGTATATTTATCATATAATAATGCTGTATTCGGACCAAATTGTAACGATACCGTAAATACAGGACCATCGCATGTATTCATTAATACGGTTGTTTGGGGTCCTTGTTTATGTTCTACCCAATTTAATAAATGAAATAAACATTGTAACCTGTCCCCAAGCGATTTTAATATAATTATTAATAATGCGGTTGTTTCATACGGTGTATAATCATTAAAGATTTTACTTGCCTTCCCCAACGATACAAAGTCCCCAGGCTGGCGGTCAATACGACCCCCTGTTACCTTAAATGGATTCTGCTTGAACCATTGTTTGTTTTTGTCGTTGCCCTGTGTAAAATTTTTTAATTCAACAAAATCTATATTTTCGTTGTCGGTTCTACCTTTAAAGGTTCTCCCAAACATTATGAGTTCAAATGTCCATACCACGTTAGAGAGCGTGGTTGCTTTGAGATACATACCAGCGGGATAACCAAACGCCTTAAACAACCCTTCAGTCAATATAATGGTTTCACCTTGTGGTGGCCATACTTTACCCGCAGATTTGGTTGCAGTATCAAAGGCAGTAGCAAAACTTGTGATTGAATCTGCCCATGGAGCAATCGTGCTAGATGAAATTCCACAATCACGGGTTACCCCAACAATATGGATTGGAACGGTCCTAGCTGGTCTTGAAGCATTCCATTCTATAGTCGTTAGATTGTCGGCGTGTACCTCTAAGGAATTATTCTTAGACATATCTAAAAAATCTTTATTGAGAGATCCCGTATAATCAGCTGGATTCGGACTCGGCCATGCTCTTTTAAATAAGTATCTAAATAATTTTGAATTTGACCCATCCTTTATCATATCTGAGGCAATATGGTATCTCTGGTCTTGTGTTAAGTCATTTAAATTCATAGGTTGTTTCCCAGTACTCATTAAACATTGATTCCATGGTATGGTATAAGTTCTTCCTCCGGGCCAACTACATACAATACCTTCCTCTCCTACATCCATTTTATGGTCATTGCGACCAAGCGTTGCCATATATATATATATATATATATATATATTATTGTAATTCTTAATTTATATAACTTGAAAAATCATTTACGTGTATCGTTGGTAAGGTTGTATCCAACGGTTCTTGTGTTATAAACGTTGAGAAATAAGATTTTTTGATTTCCATTTCAGGCGTACGATTATGAACGGTTCTAGAAATCATTTTATATAGTTTAAAGTCAGGGTATCGTTCTTCACCATTTTGTTTCACTAAAATATTTCGTCCTTTATCGTCTTGACACCATTCTAGTATAATACGGTGTGTATTATCTGTATCTTTTACGCTAGTATAATCTATATCTTCGGATATAACATCAAACAAAGAACACCCTAAACGACATAAATCAAAACTAAAGTTTGGTTCTAGGATGGGTTTATGTTTGTTTAAATACGGTTCACAATTATATTGTGAAGCGGCATCTCCTTTTGGATGAAAACTATCACTACAAAGGATACGTCCACGAAAGCGATAAATGGCTCTACCAAAATCAATGATTTTGTATATTTTTCCAAAGGTTGGAACTTTAAAGGTGGTCCCGTTCCATGTATATACAAGATAGGTATGATGGGTATGGGTATACATAATATTATTGGTATGTAAGTCATTGTGTGTAAGGTGAAAGGTTCGTTGATATACCAGTAAGGACATGACCACTTGACATAATATAGAACGCCATTCGTCTTCCCCTATGGTTTCTTTGTGATGGATAAGGTAATCGTCTAATGTTTCTACACACTTTTCCATCGCAATCACATGTACAGGGAAATTCGGTAGAGTTGCAAGGACATCTTCTTCCACGATGGTGGAATAACCACTCGTGGAATAACCACTCGTGGAAGAGGAGTCTGAGGTAGACTCTTCTGTTTTAGAAGAGACTGAAGAGCATTCACTGTTGAGTGAGGTTTCTTCGGTAGAAAGTGTATCATTTAAATACAATAATTCTAATTCAGTTTCAATCGGAACGGATATCTTTAAGGGGTCCATCGTATCATAAGGAATGTCTATGACTTCACCAATATCCAGAATAGGTTTATTACCTCGGCTTCGTTTAGGAGATTGTTTCGTTATAGGAATATTGATATGAAATAACGTATCATTGTGTTGATTAAAAAAATCCGATTGTGCTATATATTCTATATCATCTGAAATATCACATTCAAAGGTGTTCTTCATGGCAATAAAAGAACCGTAAAATTCTAATCCATGAAAAAAACCATAATGATGTAAAAGTTGATTGGATAAATAATTGAACATACCGTCAATATAAGCAGAATTATTGGAATCACGACATTTTGCATGTTCTTGTAACGACGTATATTGAGGTAAACAACCTATATCATATTCCTTATATCGTCCAACTATATATTTTAAAGGGTCTAACAATGGACTATATTTAAAATATACGTCCTGTTCTTCTTGTACCTTACCGGTTTGTATCGTACAGTTAAATATATTGGTAGTAACTTTATTCTTTACTTCGTACAAGGAACGTGTATGGTTAAACGTAATTGTATTGTAATTATTAGGAGTCAATGAAAAAAACCGATTGTATATAGGTATATAATTTTGTGGAGATTTAACACCCATGACGTCTAGAACACTTTGAAATAAAACAGTATGATTTGGTTTTATATATGTAAATTCCATTAAACAGTGATTATATAATTAATTACATATATAAACTAATTATCCATTCTTGCGGTGTATATAATTCTTTAATTTCTCAATTATTCACAATGTCACGTGAACTAGAACTTGGTAAATTCAATATGAATAGCATTAGTTTTAAACCAGATGAAAATAAAGGACCAGTGGTAGTATTGATTGGACGTAGAGATACTGGTAAAAGTTATCTGGTAAGGGACTTATTATACCATCATCAAGATATACCCATAGGAACGGTCATATCAGGAACAGAAGCTGGAAATGGATTTTATTGCCAACATATTCCTAAATTGTTTATTCATGATGAATATAACATATCCATCATTGAAAATATATTAAAACGGCAACGACAAGTTCTTAAACAGGTAAGAAAAGAACTTGAACAATACAAGCGAAGTACGATTGATTCGCGTGCGTTTGTTATATTAGACGACTGTTTATACGATGCATCATGGACACGTGATAAAATGATGAGATTATTATTTATGAATGGGCGTCACTGGAAAATAATGCTTATCATCACAATGCAATACCCATTAGGCATACCTCCCAATCTTAGAACCAATATAGATTTTGTCTTCATATTACGTGAGCCTTATATAAAAAACCGTAGAATCATTCATGAAAATTATGCGGGAATGTTTCCAACGTTTGAAAGTTTTTCACAAATTATGGACCAATGTACTGAAAATTATGAATGTTTAGTCATAAACAATAATTCCAAGAGCAATCGTTTACAAGACCAAATATTTTGGTATAGAGCTGAACCTCATGGACCATTTAAACTGGGTTCAAATGAATTTTGGGAATTATCCAAAGGTATAGAGAGTGATGATGAAAATATAGTAGCCTATGACCCTGCAACTGCTCGTAAAAAAGGTCCTCATATCAACGTTAAAAAAAACAAATGGAGTTAAGAGTCATGTTTAGTTGAGATATTTTCATGTTCAAACATCTCATGGGTAGGGTCATCACGAGACGACACGAGAATTCCTTGGTCGTTCATCGTTTGTGTTAATTTATTACCACTTTCACTTGCCTTTTTCAAGTTGTCTTCAAATGCTTTTTGTTTTGTAGTACGCACACGATTTTCAAAATGTTGTTTAGCTTTAAATTCATTTTTATGTTTTTCTTGCATGAGTTGGTTTAGTTCCTCTTCCAAATATTCTACCTTACCTGTTTTGTAGGACTCGGGGTCAAATGGCATCCACAATCCAACCGGTCCAACAAATACATCGTGAGACGGGTCACTTTCGCGTAAACTTTTAGCGTGTAGTTCTGCTTCACCTTGTGTAGAAAAAGACCCACGTATTTTGATTCCGCGGGTATTGGTTTGAAAATCAACGGATTCGTCGTATAGACTTTGTAATCTATCTTCATGTTTATCCATGAACGTTTTATATTCATCCGATAATGTAGTTGCAAATAATGAATCTTTTTCAGTTGAAACAAATTCTTCTAAATCTTTCATCATATCTTCAAATGAACATTTATACTTATACGATAAAAATTTAATAAATTGTGTAAACTTATCCATAGATTTGGATAATTCCCATTGTTTAATAAACTCGTTGAAAAAAAATTGACGTTTATCTTCTATTATATTTTCAGGGGATATAAAAGAGACACAGGCGAATTTTTGTCCTGCCAAGGCACGGTCTTCTTCTAATAAATCAATATACTCTGGATTAGGAGAACCGTTTATGAGACGCGCATTCTGACGTTTAGAAGACATATATATTGGATATTAAGAAATCTTTAAGTATTAATTTCATACAAATTTTTTTTCTTTTACTACTCTATAATGAATATTTCGGGCGTAGATTTTAATGAATTACTTAAGCGTGCAATTAAATATATAGTGGAAGGTCTAATGGTAGCCATTGCCGCATTTGCGATACCTAAAAAAAGTATTAATTTAGATGAAATCGCACTCATTGCATTGACTGCAGCGGCTACATTCAGTATTTTGGATACTTATATTCCTAGTATGGGTGTAAATGCGAGAAGTGGTGCAGGCTTTGGTATAGGCGCAAATCTAGTAGGTTTCCCACGATAATTATATAGTCGGTATAAAT